ATGTGACACAGAATAAAAAACATTCTAAATCTAAATGGGGGTTATTTTAATGACAAAGCATACTACCGAGATGAAAATGGTATCGATATCCAAGTTGATACCATATGTAAATAATGCAAGAACCCATTCCCAGGAACAGGTCAATAAACTCCGAGGAAGTCTGCGTGAGTTTGGCTTTATCAATCCTGTAATTATTGATGCAGATTATAATGTTATAGCCGGACACGGAAGACTTATTGCTGCCAAGGAAGAGGGGATTGAGGAAGTGCCTTGTGTACTTGTTGATTATTTGTCCGAGGCGCAGAAGAAAGCATACATCCTGGCAGACAACAGGTACGCACAGGATGCGGACTGGGATGAGGAACTTTTAAAACTTGAGATTGAAGCCTTAGAGGGCATGGATTTTGATGTTTCTCTCACAGGATTTAATGAAGATGAGATTGCAGATCTTTTTGCAGATAGTGAAGGAACGGGAGCGGAGGATGATGATTTTGATTTATCTGATGCACTTGAAAAGGCCACCTTTGTAGAAAGAGGAGATGTTTGGATAGTTGGCAGACACAGACTTATGTGTGGTGATGCTACATCAGAAAAAGATGTAGCAATTCTTATGGATAACAAGAGGGCAAATCTTATCATTACAGATCCTCCTTATAATGTGGCATTTGAGTCATCTGATGGACTTTCTATTAAAAACGATAGAATGGAAAACGAAAAATTCTACGAGTTCTTACTCTCTGCGTTTAAGAACATGGCCGGACATCTTGAAAAAGGTGGCTCGGCTTATGTGTTTCATGCAGACACTGAAGGACTTAATTTCAGAAAGGCATTTATTGATGCAGGCTTTCATTTATCTGGGTGTTGCATTTGGGTAAAAAATTCACTTGTACTAGGTAGGTCTGATTATCAGTGGCAGCATGAACCGGTGCTGTACGGGTTCCTTCAGAATGGAAAACACTTCTGGAGTAAGAATGCCGGAAGAAGTCAGACCACCATTTGGAATTTTGATAAGCCAAAGAAAAACAAAAACCATCCTACTTCAAAACCTTTAGAATTACTTGCATACCCTATTGGTAATTCAAGTAGCGAAAATGCAATTGTAATTGATACATTTGGAGGAAGTGGCTCAACACTTATGACCTGTGAGCAGACCAACCGTATATGCTACACAATGGAAATTGATGAAAAGTACGCATCAGTTATTCTTCGTAGATATGTAGAAGATACAGATAATGCTGAGAATGTGTATGTAATCCGTAACGGAGAAAAGATGATGTACTCCGACTTAGTTAAGGAGGTAGACTTCGGAGATGGAACAACAGAATAAAAAGACATTAACCCTCGGAAGTCTCTTTGATGGCTCTGGGGGTTTCCCGTTGGGCGGAACTTTAGCTGGCATCACACCTACTTGGGCATCGGAAATTGAGCCGTTTCCCATAAGGGTCACATCAGTCCGATTTCCCAATATGAAACATCTAGGCGACATAACAAAAATCAAGGGTTCAGAGATTGAGCCAGTTGATATCATAACATTTGGCAGCCCCTGTCAGGATATGAGTGTGGCGGGGAAAAGAGAAGGCTTGGATGGTAACCGTTCAAGTCTTTTTTATGAGGCAATTAGAATTATTAAGGAAATGAGAGAGGATACGAATGGAAAATATCCAAGATACATTGTTTGGGAAAATGTCCCAGGAGCCTTCTCGTCAAACAAAGGCGAGGACTTCAAGGCAGTCCTTACTGAAATCTGCAAAGTTAAAGACAGCGAAGTGTCTATACCTAAACCTAGGAAGTGGGAGAAAGCAGGGAGGATTATGGGAGATAGTTACTCAGTCGCCTGGAGGGCCTTCGATGCTCAATTTTGGGGAGTACCCCAAAGAAGACAACGCATCTACCTTATCGCAGATTTTAATGGAAGGAGTGCCGGAGAAATACTATTTGAGTCGGAAGGCTTGTCAGGGTATTCTGCGGAGAGCTTCAAGTCGTGGCAAAGAACTGCCGGCAGTTCTACAGAAAGCATTGGAGAGAATGGCTATGGCTTAATGTTTGAAAACCACTCACAGGATACAAGGTTTGAGGGACCGCTTGAGGTAGCCCAGACTGTATCAGCTACATTTGGAACAGGTGGAAATAACCAGCCTTTCGTAGTGGAAAACCCCCACACCTATGATGTGAGGCTTACTTCTGAGGGTACGAGAAATGGCAGGCATAATATTTATGAAACAGTTACATCAAGGACTGTTGATACAGGCGGGAATATACCGGACTCGAATCAAGGAGGCATTGCAATAGTAGAGCAGAGAACATTCGGCATCTGTGCAAAAAACAGCAATTCCATGAAATCAAATAATCCAAACAGTGGCTTTTACGAGGCTGAAACATCAAGATGCCTTGATGCAAATGGCGGGAATCCATCATGCAATCAAGGTGGAATTGCCGTGATTGAAGGGAATGGCAGCAGACCTTCACATAAAGGTGACGGCTATAAGGAATCGGATGTGATGTATACCTTAAATGCTACGGAACAACACGCAGTTGCTTTTACAGAGGTTCATGCAACCTTATCTGCGAACGATGGGCCCAAGGTATCATCAAGCCAGATGATGAAAAATCCGGAAGAGAATTTTGTAGGTGAGGTTACTTATGGTATAGGAAGGCCTGCTATGAACCAAGGATATAACGCTAAGTTCAGTTTTCAAATTGAAGAAGAGGTTGAGCCAACGCTTGTGGCTTCTGGGGCATCGGGGGTTGCCCACCCTAGATTTTCTTCATCAAAAGCATCATTTTTTACAGAGACAAGTGAGGAGTTTGCAAATACACTTGTTGCCACAGATTATAAAGACCCACCTATCGTAAATGATGGTGGCGGTGCGGATTATATTGTGCGCAGGCTTACTCCTGTGGAGTGTGCAAGACTTCAAGGCTTCCCCGATTGGTGGTGTGACGGACTTGAAATGCCGGAACTTACCGATTGCGACATTGCCAAGTGGAGAGAAATCTTTAATGTCCATGCCAAGGTAATGGGAAAGAGTGGAAAGCCTAAGACAGATAATCAGATTAGAAAGTGGTTACAGAATCCAAGAACTGATTCTGCCGAATATAAAATGTGGGGGAATGGTGTAGCGTTACCTATTGTTTATTTTGTACTGTCAGGCATTATGTACTATGCACAAGAATCTGCCAAATAAAGGCAGCATATTGTACCCCTGTGAATGCACATAATAGTTGCTTTTACAGGGGTTTAGAGTGATATATGTACATACCAAAAGAAAGGGAGGTACGTAGCATGGTACTACATTTTAATGTGAAAGGCGAAAACAAAAAAGCGATGATTACAGCCATTGAAAGTGAAACAGGAGTAAAGGCGAGATACCTTGGAGTTCCATCCTGTGCATACGAGATTGGAAATTACATGGTAGGTAGAAACGGAGAACTGGAATTCGGAGATTTCGATGACCTTGAAGAGGTTAAGCCAATTGTTGAGGCTTGTGTCAAAGCCACAGGGGTTAAACCATCAGAGTGGGATAAGGGTGAAAAGGCGGCAGAACAGGCCGATATTAAGCCAGATAAGGGGGCAGAAAGTAAAAAGACGGAACTTACGGTTTCGATACCACTTAATAAGGTAGCGGTTGGAAACCTTACAAGCCTTCTGGATGCAAAAGGGAATTTAATAAAAAAGGCACTTGGCATAACGGACATAAGAATTGAAGTTGAAGAAGATAAGGTTTCATTTCCTTGGTTTGAAGAGACCAAACCGGATGAGATGTTTGCTTACACTAAGTTTATTTCAGCCCTTTGTGAGATGAGTGTGAAACAAAAGAGAATCACTGCAAAGCCAAAGGAGAACGAGAATGAGAAATACGCATTTAGGTGTTTCCTTTTAAGGCTCGGCTTTATTGGGGATGAGTACAAAGTAGATAGAAAGATTTTACTTTCAAAACTGGAAGGTTCATCAGCATTCAAGGGTATTCAGAAAGGGGGTGAGCAGTAATGTTTTTCCCAGATAGAAAGATAGTAGAGAGAGTCAAGAAAGAGTATCCGTCCGGCACAAGGGTAGAACTCATATCTCTAAATGACCCATACCGAGATATACCGACAGGAACAAGAGGAACGGTATCCTGTGTTGATGATACAGGTACAATTCATGTTCATTGGGATAACGGTGCCTGCCTTGGAGTAGTATATGGCGAGGATTCCTGCAGAAAGATCAAGGAGGATGAATAACATGACGGAGCAGATTAAAGATCAGATTATCTTTATAAGGGATACAGCCCTTACAAATATGTTTGACCTAGGAATGGTCAAGGCATTGGCAACGGAGTTTGATATGCCGGAACTTATAGAGTTTATAGAAAACAACTCAAAATCATACACACATTTTATTCTTACAGGAGAGGTGGAGTAGAAAGAAAAAATAACAGCATTTAAAATGAGAAGTGTAGCATAGGGGAATCAAGTATTACAAGGGACCCGAAAGGGTCTCTTTTTCATGGAGGTGATTAAGTGAGAAAGCTGAAGAAATATAAGCCTACAAAGTTTATGGTAGAGAATTCTCACTATGATAAAGCAGAGGCAGATTTTGCCGTGAACTTCATTGAAAACCTCAGCCATACAAAAGGTACCTGGGCAAGAAAAAAGTTTGAACTTATGGACTGGCAGGAACAAATCATAAGAGATGTGTTTGGAACAATAAAATCAAACGGATACAGACAGTTTAATATGGCTTATGTTGAGATACCAAAAAAGAACGGTAAGTCAGAACTTGCAGCAGCTGTCGCACTGTTATTATTATGCGAGGGCGAACAGAGAGGAGAAATATACTCTTGTGCAGCAGATAAGAATCAGGCAAAAATAGTATTTGATGTAGCAGCTGATATGGTTCGTTTTTCAAAATCCTTAAGTAAGCGTATTAAGATATATGAATCACAAAAGAAGTTAGAGTATTTGCCAACAAAAAGTACATACCAGGTACTTAGTGCAGATGTATCTAATAAGCATGGCTTTAATACTCACGGAGTTATATTTGATGAGCTGCATACACAGCCAAACCGTAAACTATATGATGTTATGGTACAAGGCTCGGGAGATGCTAGAATGCAGCCCCTTTACTTTTTGATTACCACAGCCGGGAACAATACTGAGAGCATTTGTTATGAGGTTCATCAGAAAGCAGTGGATATCACGGAAGGGAGAAAGCATGACAGCACCTTTTATCCTACTATTTTTGGGGCAGAAACTGATGAAGACTGGACAGACCCTAAGGTATGGAAAAAAGCCAACCCATCTTTGGGAGAGACGATTGGCATAGATAAGGTACAGGCAGCTTGTGATTCAGCAAAACAGAATCCTGGAGAGGAGAACGCTTTCAGACAGTTACGACTTAATCAGTGGGTAAAACAGTCTATTCGCTGGATGCCAATGGATAGATGGGATGCTTGTGCTTTTCCGGTTAATGAAGATGATTTGGAGGGAAGAGTATGTTACGGTGGCTTGGATTTAAGTTCAACAACTGACCTTACATCCTTCTGTTTAGTATTCCCGCCTCTGGATGAAAATGGCAAATTTTATGTTCTTCCGTATTTTTGGTTGCCGGAAGAAACCATTGATTTGAGGGTACGAAGAGACCATGTGAATTATGATGTGTGGGAAAAGCAGGGATACATTCAGACTACGGAAGGAAATGTTGTTCATTATGGGTTTATAGAAAAATTTATAGAAGGTTTAGGAGAAAAATTTAATATAAGGGAGATTGCTTTCGACAGGTGGGGAGCAGTTCAGATGGTACAAAATCTTGAAGGGATGGGATTTAATGTAGTTGCCATGGGGCAAGGATTTGCATCTATGTCTCCTCCTACTAAAGAACTTATGAAACTTACATTGGAGCAGAGAATAGCACATGGAGGGCATCCGGTTCTTCGCTGGAATATGGATAACATCTTTATAAGACAGGATCCTGCCGGAAATATAAAAGCAGATAAGAGTAAATCTACAGAAAAGATTGACGGGGCAATAGCCTGCATAATGGCGCTTGACAGAGCAATAAGGTGCGGAAATGATACAAGCGAGAGTGTTTATGACAGCCGTGGATTACTAGTATTTTAATATATCATTTGGTATAATTGTTACATAATGTAGAAAGAAGGTAGTTTTGTGGCTAAGAAAAGAAGGATATCAACACATGATATTGAGACTAGGTCAAAAGATAATATACGAGCTTTGATAAATGCTGATGGTAGAGGACTCTTTCGTGAACTGTCAGAAAGAGATTATGGTATAGATGCAATGGTTGAAGTATTTGATGAGGGTAATGTTACTGGAAAATTTGCGATGCTCCAATGTAAAGGTAAAGAGGCTATAATCACTCCATTGAGGACTGAACCGAACTATGTATCATGTCCAGGTATTTCTGCATCTAATATCTCATATTTAGAGCAAGATAATGTTTTGGTAATTCTTGTTTATGGAAGTGTGAATGACAGAGATAACTTTTATTTCGCAGATTTGAAGGCTGTAATTACGGAAGAGCAAGTTGAGGTCTTGTCAGAAGAAAGCAAAAGAGTAACAGTTAGAATACCTTCAGATAATAATGTGAAAGATAATATGGATAGATTCTTTGAGTTGATTGAGAATTACTATTCAAAATACAAAAATAAATAGATAGTTTTCTAAGTACCAATCATAAAAGGTTGGTGCTTTTATTATGCCTATTTTTAGTAAAGGATGGTGAAATTATGGGAATCTTAAGTGGAATATTCAAATCACGGGATGCACCTACAAATAGGACGGCAGGCAGTGCCTACAACTTTTTTATAGGGCAGAGTGCCGCAGGAAAAAGAGTAAATGAGAAGAGTGCTATGCAGACTTCTGCAGTGTATGCGTGTGTAAGGGTTATCTCTGAAACAGTTGCAAGCCTGCCTCTGCACTTATATAGATATAACGAGAATGGTGGCAAGGAGAAAGCTATCACTCATCATCTATACCACCTTCTTCATGATGAACCAAATAAGGAAATGACAGCTTATTCATTTTTTGAAGTGGCACTTACACATCTGCTTTTATGGGGGAATTCATACAGCCAGATTATTAGAAACGGCAAAGGAGAGGTAATAGGCTTATACCCTCTTACGCCGGATAGAATGCAGGTAGACAGGGATGAAAACGGACAAATTTATTATGAGTATATAGTCTCTTCAGATGACGCACCTACCAATAAAGGCTCAACAGTTAGGCTAAAGCCAGAGGATGTTTTACACGTTCCAGGGTTATCTTTTGACGGTTTGGTTGGGTATAGTCCAATAGCCATGGCTAAGAATGCAATAGGGCTTGGAATAGCAGCAGAAGAATATGGCAGTAAGTTTTATGCAAATGGGGCTGCGCCAAGCGGTGTTTTGGAACATCCCGGAACACTTAAAGACCCAAGCAAGGTACGAGAGTCTTGGACACAGACATTTGGAGGCTCTGCAAATTCGAACAAGGTTGCTGTT